GTGGTGTCGTAGCCCGGTGCCGATCTATTATACACACAGGCTTTGACTCATACCCAAACCTAAAGCACAATGACCATAGTCGAAAGAACTACTTATGAGTAGATCAGAAGGTTTAGTCGACGCACAGGGAAACCCGCTAAGCGGGTCTAATGGTCATGGCTACAAACGGGTGGGCTTAGGCGAGGCTTTAGGTAAATACGAGCTAGTTGACGTTAACCCCACAGACGGCTATATTGTAATGGCCGACAGGGGTATTGATGAATCTACTCCGCCTAGTCCTATTGACGTGCAGTACAGCATTGGCGGGCAGAGCGTTTTCAGTAGAGCTGAATTCGAGGAATACTTACCAGAGCTTAGAGGTATCCTCGGAATTCGCAAATTCAGAGAGATGCGTAACGATGCTCAGGTTAGGGCATCGCTTCGTATTATGAAAACGCCTGTGCTTGCTGCTCGTTGGTTTGTTGAGCCATTCGACGACAGTGAGCGGTCCAAAGAGATTGCTGACTTCATTTGGACTAACCTCACTGCGATGATGAGCACGAGCTGGCCTAAGTTTCTTACTGAAACGCTGCTCATGCTCGACTACGGATATTATTGCTTCGAGAAAGTTTATGATATCCGTATGTTCAACGGTGAACCTCGCATTGTTTGGAAGAAGTTTGAGCCTATTCACCCGCTAACTATCAACCAGATTTACTACGATCACTACGATGGTAGTCCTCGTTTTATTGATATGCGGGTGCCAGGCCACGACATTCCAATTGACAAAGCGTTAGTGTTCTCTTTCGACCAAGAAGGCGGGCACTTAGAAGGTCGGTCAGTACTTAGAAGCGCGTACAAGCACTGGTTTTACAAAGAGAATCTTTACAAGATTGACGCTATTCAGAAAGAGCGTCACGGTGTTGGCGTGCCGATCATTAAGCTGCCGCCTAACTTCACTGAGCAAGACAAAAACGCTGCCCACACTATCGGTAGAGACTTAAGAGCTAACGAGAAAGCTCACGTTGTCTTGCCGCCAATGTGGGAAATTGAGTTTGCTCAGTTACATGGTCACAACGTCAATGTCATGCAAAGCATTAGCCACCACGGCATGATGATTTACGAGAACGTGCTCGGTGGCTTTATGAACCTTGAGGCTACCGCTGCTGCGTCTGCTGTTGTTGATACGCAGGAGCAGATGTTCATGCGCGCTACTAGGTTCATTGCTGACATTATCAGGGATACCATCAATAAGTACGCGATCCCACAGCTCGTAAGATGGAATTGGGGTATCGAAGAATACCCCGAGCTTAAGGTTCGTAGACTCGGTGACACTGTTGACTGGCGCACGATTAGCTTTGCCCACAGAAACTACATTGGCGCTGGTGTCCTTGAGCCTGACGAAGAGCTTGAGCGCTGGGTGCGTACTGAAATGGACCTCCCTGGTAAGGACAAGGGCACGGTTAGGTCCGTTGACAAGCCGCAACAGCCAGAAGTAGACCTACCAAGACAATCTACTGCTGCTGGTATGGATACTGGTAGCGGACCAGAAGGAGAAGACGTGTCGGGTGGTGGAGACTAATGCCATTCGTTGAGATGCAAAAGCTTCTTCTGGACGAAGGCGACAATCGTACTTGGATTCACGCTATTCGTCCTGGGAAGTACAAGCACCCTCAGCACGATACTCTGGACTTTTCTCCAGACAAGCTGCGACAGCTTGCTGATAGTGTCAATAACAGAGCCAAAGGCATTGACGTAGCTATCGACTACGCTCATAACAACATGGGCGAAGCCGCTGGCTGGGTCAAAGAGGCTGTGGTGGATGAACACGGTCTTTGGCTACACGCTGAGTTTACAGACGAGGCTGCCGATGCTATCAGAAAAGGCAAATGGAAGTATTTTAGTCCAGAGATTGACCCAATTTGGGAAGGTCCTGATGGTAGCAAGCGCAAGAATGTACTATCAGGTGGCGGTCTTACTAACAGACCGTTTCTTAAGAACACTGAACCTTTGAGGTTCAGTGAACCGACAACGGAGGAAGGTACTATGGAGGAGCTTCTGGAGGCTCTCCGGCAGCATTACGAGCTTTCGGAGAAGGCTACTGAGGAGGAAGTCCTCAAAGCCTTTAACGACTCTATCAATAAGGAGCCGCAGAGCCTTGATGAGAGTGCTACCGTCACTCACAGAGACGACGGTACCATTCAGGTCCAGGTTAGTGGCTTCGACGGCGAGCTTGTCGTGACCCCACAGGCTGATGAGTCTGTCGAGGATGGCGAGCTTGCTCAGCTTGCAGAGTCGAACCCTGCTATTAAGCAGATTCTTGATGAGCGTAAGAGAGACAGAGAGCGTCTGGCTCGTCTTGAGATGACTCAGACTCTGGCCGAGACTAACGATAGACTCGACCAGGTTCTTTCTGAGGCTAATGTTACGCTCGGTCCTGCGCAGAAGAGCGAGCTTACTTCTACGCTTGTGAAGCTCGATGAGAGCACCAGAGAGTCGGTCATTAACGTCGTTGGCGACGTTATCAAGAACGGCACTGTGGATCTTAGCGAGCGTCACGGCGGTCAGGGTAAGCCTGGCTCGGACAACAGCGATCCGTCGACTGACATTGATAAGAAGGCTCGTCAGCTTATGAGCGAGAAAGAGTCGGGCTTACTTATCGTCAGGCAGTAAGCATGGTTCTTTCTGAGGATCAGTCGCTTTACTCTGCTCATCGTCAGCAGGTTGAAGGGAGATAAATAATGGCCGGTCCTAATGGTGTTCTCGACAAGGGCTTTCTTGCCGAGAGCGAGGTTAGAGAGTACAGAGCTGTCAAGTTTGCTGACACCAGCAACGATGACCAGTCTGTTGTTGAGTGCGATGCTGCTGGCGAGTTAGCTATTGGTGTTGCTCAGGAGCAGGCTTGGGAAGAGGACAGAGACGTTGGTAAGCGTGTTATCAACGTCCGTATCATGGGCATTACTTGGATGGTCGCTTCTACTAGCGACATTAACCAGGGGTCGAAGGTTTCGACCACTGATGATGGTCGTGCTAAGGTTGCGTCTGCTGGTGACGCTGTCGTTGGATTTGCTTCCATTGGCGCGGACGACGAGGGCGACCTTATCACCGTGTTACTGACGCCTGGCGCTGTCGCTAGCTAAGCTAGCTGAGGAGGATATTTAGAAAATGGCTAACTTCTACGACCCTAGAGGTGGAGGTAACGTCCATTTTGACCAGGTCCTCACTAATATTAGTGTGGACTGGATGAACGAAATGGACCTTGCAGCCGACGCGCTGTTCCCTCCCATTTCGGTGAATCATCAGACTGACAAGTATTACATTTACGACCGTAGCTCTTGGAAGCAAGAGCCTGGCGACGATTACCGTGCGCCTGGTTCGGTTGCTAACGAGATTCCTGGGCGTAAGCTGTCGATGGACACTTACTACACTCAGGAGCACGCTCTCACGGCTGTTGTTACGCCTGAGGAGCGTCAGAACGCTACGGCGCCTATTGATCCTGAGGCTGACGCTGTTACTGACGTCACGAGCAAGATTGCGCGTGGCCGTGAGTTAATGGCTCAGCAGATTGCTGCTAATCCTGACAACTACCTTAGCGACCACGTTGTCACTCTTAGCGGCGACGACCAGTGGGATCAGTCCGACGGCAAGCCCGTTGACGTGATGCGCGACATTACGCGGACGTTCCACCTTAACATGGGCGTCCTTCCTAACGTCGCGGTTATTCCGTGGCGGATTATGTCTTATCTTGAGGACAACGCTCAGTTCTTAGACCGAGTGAAGTACGTTCAGGCTCAGGTTCCTAACCGCGAGCTTGTTCGTCAGTTCTTCGAGATTGACCAGATCGTTGTCCCTGGTGCGCGGTTCGACAAGAGCCGGCATGGTCAGCCTAGCGACATTTCGTACCTGTGGGGCAACAACATCATCCTTGCCTACGTTCCCCCGTCGCCGGGTCTGCGGACTCCGTCTTACGGCTACGAGTTTGTGTGGCCGCTGTACGGTGCTACGCAGTACACGGATCGTTGGTGGAGCGACGAGCGCAAGGCCGACATGATCCGTACTGGTCGTTCTTACGACCTTAAGCTGGTTGCTAAGGAGCCGGAGACTGACGAGACTGGCCGGTTCCAGACTGGCGAGAAGTCTGTGGCTGGCGTTCTTATCAAGGACGTTATTGCTGACGACACTGGTCTTAACACCTAGTAGCGTTTAGCTAATAAGGAGTAACGATGGCTGAACCACAGGCTCAAGCACAGACTAAGTCTGCGCCCAAGGGCAAGACTTTAGTCACTTTGTGCAAGTTTTGGAAAGACGGCACCCTTTATGGCGTTGGAGACGAGGTTTTCCTTTCGCCAGAGGAAGCTGAGCGCAAAAAGAAGCTGGGACTCGTTAAGGAGAAGTAGTGATTGATAAGGACGATGTGAAGCAGTTTCTCCCAACGGAGAAGCTGGGCGACACTGAGGATATTTTAGAAACCAAGCTGGCTGAGTCAGCTGGTAATATCGTCGTGTCGAAACTGAGTCCTTATTTCGACACTACTGAATGGGATCAATCTGACGCTCCAGTGCTTGTCAAGACTGTAGTGGCGATGAAGTATGCGTCAATGTGGTACGGCAAGTACTACAGCGATTACGACGGTGAGTACCCTGCGTGGTCGCAGAAACTTGAAGATGACGCAGGCAAGCTCATCGAAGGTATGATTGATGGCCACGTGAAGCTAGAAGAACAGAGCCCTGCTAAGAAGACTACTGGCGCAATCAAAGACGCTAGAGATCCTCTGTTTGAAATGGGTGATCGCTGGTGAGTCAGATGTTCATTCTATCGACCCAATGGGGCGGTGGAGTGCATCCTGGGATGGTTGCCCAGCAGTTTGATGCTATGGGCAACAGAATTGGCGACTTTAGACAAGCTCTTGAAAGAGTCGTCAATGATGTTGCTAGGCATTCTCTTAGACAGAGGTTCGTGACTCAAGGCGAAGGCAGATGGCAGCCGATCACCTTTACGACTCAGATTCTTCGTGAGGAAGCGGGATACCCTCCGTTGCCCACGATGGATCGGCGTAGGGGTGCTATTGGTCTTAAGCACGCCGTTGGCTTTAAGAGAAATTGGAGCATCGGCCAGAACGAAGCTGTTTTCGATAACTTGAATCCTAGGTTCTTCTACGCTGAAAAGCTCCACACTGGGTTCACCACAGCAGCAGGAAGCATGGTGCCTGGTAAAAGAGTCCCAGCTCGTCCCATTTTCTACTTTACTAATGAGGATATCGAACGGATGGAAGATGTGTTCATTGAGCACATGGACAGTTCGATTAGGGGAGTTTGGTAGTGTCTCTGACCCGTAGTGTTGACGAGGTCACACAAGCCTTAGTAGACTTTTTAGAGGAGCAGGACGTTGTTCCTCTCAAGAAAGTCTATTATGGCGACGAGGAAAGAGTCCCACAGACTCCCTCTGCCTCTGTGGTGGTAGAAAGGGAAAGCGACCAGCAGGGTAGTAGTCTTAGGACTGTACATAGTTTCAGTGCGTCTATCTTTTTGTATCACGGAGACGTGAAGAACAAAGAGTTGACGCGAAGGAAGTGCAATCAGGATGCAGAGAAGCTAGAGCACCTGCTTAATGGTAACTACCTTGACGGTATCGTTACTATGGGGCTTGTAACTTCTCTCAAGCCTGGGTACAGTGCCAGAACAGAGGAAGTGTTGCTAAAGAGCACTTCGATTACTTGGAGTGCTACGAGCAGAACGGTGGGTAGATGACCAAGATCACGGTTAACCTGCCAAACAGACCAAAAGGGAGTATGGTTGGTATCCCTGGTCTTGGCAGGTTCGAGAATGGCAAGGAGTACGACGTCGATGACAAGGTTCTTAGGCGTCATGCTCAAAGAAAGGGCTACTTGCAGCCTAAGACGGTGTTTGGAGAGCCGTTGAAGAAGGCTGCACCTAAGCCGCCAGAAACTACCGAAAGCGCAACGCAAACCACTAAAGAGGAAGGTGAGTCCTAATGGCGGCACCTCAGGTTGACATTGGTGCTAGTGGTGTAATTGGTGTTGCCATCGAATCGGAGCAGGGCGTTTACGAAGAGCCTACTAAGTTCTTTCCTATTCGCTCTGAGTCGATTCAGTGGGAGCAGGAGAACATTCCCCGTCGTGTGATTAGAGGTACTGCCGACGTTATCGGTATGGTGCGCGGAGACGGGCACCCCGAAGGTAGCGTCGATATGGAGGCCCTGGACGACGTTCTTCCTTATTGGCTTGCTGCTGCGCGCGGT